AGGGAAGTTGGATTGCAGAATCTGTACCGTCTCATTGGGATTACTGAGCATTGATCCCAGAGCAGTTTTGAAAGATGCCACGCTCATCTGATTGAGTTCTGGCATGGTCGTCCACTCAGGCAATCGCTGAGTTTCAGGAGTTGTGCGAGCTCGGCCAGTTACAGTCTCGACCAAGCCCTCGAAGAATCCCATCGGCTTTGGCTGTGATGCCGCCCATTGCTCAGGTGACATTGGTGCAGCAGCCGGCGCTGGAACCGGAGCTGCAGGAGAAGCCTGCTTAGTCTGTGATGCGAGCCATTCTTCTGGACTCATTGCGCCCCCACAGATTGTTTGTACGAATTCCACTGCGCATCAGTGAAGTTCGCAGGCCTAGTGTAAGTTCTACCACCGACTGTGGCGGTATTTGCAGAAGCTGAAGATCGGGCAGTTGGTGCAACTTCGACTGGCGTATAGAAGATGTTGGCCGTGTTCAGACCATAACCTTTGGCAATGCGCTCAAGACCTTGCCTGACGACTGTCTCTTGCTCGCCAGCAGATTCGTAAAGTTTTTTGGCCTGCCCTTTAAATGAATTTCGCTGAGAAGCATTGAGTCTCTCACCGCTGACGACCTTGTTGTAGATGTTCTGGATGCGTTCAGGTACACCAGTGGCATTCTGTGCAGTGGCAAACTCGCCCTCGCGCACCACTGAGCCTGGGTCCAACATCTTCATGTAGCCAAAGATCAGCGATAGATCGCCGACAGCAGTGTCCTCAGATGACAGCACTCGACCATAAGCAGACTTTACCTCTTGGAAAGGCTTTGTCTGGTCGTTGTATTCCTTGCGAAACTTGGTCTCGGCTTCTGGACGTTTTTCGACTGGAATGACTCCTGCTGCAATTTGATTGGCTTCTGCTTGCGCTCTCTTTGCATCAGCACCAGACTTTTCCGCTGCGGCATTAGATGCGCGACGAGCTGCTTTTGCTGCCTCAATCTGGGCATTCGTCAATCCAAGTTGTGCGCCAAAGGTCTCAGGCGCCAACCTTGCCTCTGCAGCCTTGATGGCCGCAATGCTATTGGCCTCGCTGATCTTGGATGGCTCCGTAGCTTGAGCAACTCTAGCATCTGCCTGTGCTTTTTGTGCTTGCGCAACCCTTAAATTTTGCTCTGCTTGAAGCCTTGCAGGCGTATCTTCTGCTTCAGCAACTTTTCTCCGTGCATCGGCCACAGCAGCATCTGCATCGGCTGCTAGTCGCCTGAGTTTATCTGGGGCTTCAGCTGCCGCCCTGGCCTCACCACCAAGACTTGCAACAGTAAGTGCGCGTTGCAAATCTGTTTGTGCTCGTGTCAATTCTCGTTCAGCCGCCAAACGAGATGGCGTATCTTCTGCTTCAGCAAATTTTCTCCGTGCATCGGCCACAGCAGCATCTGCCTTTGCAACTGCTTCTCTAAGAGCTGATGGTTCTCTGGCAGCAGTCCTGCGCTCATCGCGTACTTTCGTGATGCCCTCGTACCAATCCTTGCCAAACGTACCAGCTCCAAGCGACTCCACAAGTCGTGCGGCTTGCTCTGGGTTCTCATTGGAAATTGTCAGGATGTCTTGAAATGCACGCTTCTGGGCAGGATCTGTCTCAGCGTTGATGCGATCTTGAAGCAGCGTCTTTGCTGTTTCTGGGTTTGCCTCAAAGGCCAACAGAACCTGCGATGTAAATCTTTTTGAGCTATCCAGCTTATCTGCGCTCATGCTCTCGCCGATAAGTTTCAGAGCATCAAACTGCTGCTTATTCCCACCAACCATTAAACGCTGCAGCTCATCAAATGTGCGCTCGGCTGGTGGTTTTGCAAAAAACGAATTCAGTCCAGACTGAAACTGCTCCTGTGCTAGTCTTGCTTGTTCCTGCACTGCTCTTGCTTGCTCACGAGCAATTCTGGCATCCTCGCGCTCTAGTGCTCGTGCCTGTGCCTCTGCGCCAACAGCACCAATTCTGAATCCACCGAGTGCCGCCTCAAAAGGGCTTTGCACGTCGACTGCGTAGTTGATCGGACCTTGGAATGGATTGATGGTGGCCATGTTCTATTCCTTAAAACCCAAAGCCAAGACCAGCCTTGCCGCCTGCACCATACTGGAATCCAAGCACCTGAGCTGGTAGATTGAACAGGCCACCGTATGCCTTGGCTTCTGCAAGTTCTCCACCAGCTCGGGCTGCTCCTTGCTGACCCAGCAGGTTGGCCACATTGGTTCCAGACTCCATGCCAGCAGCACCGACACCGGCGGCAGAACGCTGGCCCAATTGCGTCATGCCTCCCAAACGGCCATATTGCTGCTCAATAGCTTGGCTAAGTAAAGCTGGACGGAACTGTGCGAGTGCTCCTTGGATGTTGCCGCCGCGCAGACCACCAGTGGCCGAGGCACGCTGGAGCAATGCTTCTTCACCCTGCCGTGCCAATTCCTGGAATGTCTGGCCTCCTCGAATGCGCTCAATGGCAGCTTGCTCTGCTTCTGGACCTCGTAGGCCAAGCAACGCCTGCTGCTGTTCAAGTGCCGGTGTCCCAGCCTCAACATAAGGCTTGAGCAATGCTTGCAGTGCGTCGAACTGCCTACGCTGCTCCTCGATACCAGCTTGCGATGCGCCTGCTTGAATACCCGCGGCTTCGCTTGCTGCACTGGCCTGCATTGTACTGCCAATCAGCGCAGAACCTCCAACGATTAAGCCAGTTACCGGATCAGGCATTGCTGAACTCCTTCATGTAGTCTTCAAATTTCTCGCCATACAACTCCATGACGCTGCCTGCATCTTCTGTCGCACGACGAGTACCGTGGCACAGCGCCACGGTCATCAGCACAACGTCATAGTATCCTGCACGCCAGACAAATGACCGTGCATCGGCCTTTCCTGATCGCTCGACCTGATCGGAACCCTGCCATTTCAGGATCATGGTTGCAACAACAGGCGCCAGATTGTGGGAGTTGGCGATCCAGAATGAGTTCTGGTTCATGCCAACCAGCGTGTTCCAGATGGCTGCGTTTAAGTCTTCGCGCTCAACTGGATCACCGTCTGCGACATCATCAAAGAACTGAATGGCCCCATAAAGCATGAGCAGCCATTCAACGGCTGGCGTTGGTAGTGCGAAAACCTTTTGCAGGTTCACTCTCAACCAATCGACATCAGACATGCGCAGCTCCTGTTCAGAGTGAGCTGCTGGCGGCTCAATAGGCTCAGCATCTGCATTTTCCCACATTTCAGCATTTGGTCAATCATCATATTCTTCTCGGTCTTCCCAAGCCTGGCAGACGCGCATATCGTTGCAAATAAAGTTCAGTTTTTCACAATGTCCACGAAAGCCTGCGCCCTTGTCGTAGGCTGCCATCGGGATGCGCTCGATTCTGACTTGGGCCATAAAGCTGTTGTCGTAGTACTCGCAGTTTGAGCAATGCTTGCGCCGTGCATCCTTTTCGGTGCATTGCATGGCCTCGGCCAGCCCTGTGTAGAAATCCTTGTTTGCTCCTGGCTCATTGGTGGGCATTTCAGGGCCATAGTTCCAATCCTGCACCGCAATGACGTAGTTCTTTTTGTTTTCTGCCGTGGTGATGAATTCCTCATCCATTGGCAGGCCCATAAAGCCCTCGGGCATTATCATAAATTTGTTCATGATGTTTTCCTTTAAGTAATTTCTCGACCAGATGCTCGGATTGTCAACGATGTGGCTGCGCTTGCGATAGTTGAGATGAACCCGCCACTGTCCAATGCCTGGCCGACAAGCTCTGGAAAGGTGTAAGTCTCGTCCGGTGCAATGGCTCTGGTGTCCACGATCAGATTATTCGCGCCTGCACTGCCGCCACTGGTCACCAGGTTTACGCTGATGGTCACATTGCCTGCCGTGGTGTTTGTGGCCGTGAACTTATCAATGATGGCCTTGCAGTTGGTGGCCGTGTACTGAGTGGTCTGCGTGTTCTCGGCCTGCTTGGCAGGGATAAGCACTTTGATGGATACGGTCATGTCATGCTCCTTATGTGGCTTCGCCGCCGCTGGCGATAATTGTCAGGCCTGCTGATGCAGCTTGAATCTGAATAGTGTCGCCTGCGTTCAGAACCTCAATGCCGTTATATTGCAGTGCGTTGTTTCCTGGGACTGGCACATCGTATAGGAACGCGTTGCCTGTGCCTGCAGAGCCTGCGGATGGCACCAGGAACACGCGCACATTGATGGCCACTGCCGTGGTGTTGGCAATGCTAAATTCCTTAAGCAGCGTGCGAGTACTGGCTGGAACTGTGTACAGCGTGGTCACACCTGTGGTGATCGCTGCTTGGCCGAGCTTGACAGGTGTGATTACATCGAAAGCCATATGAGCACCTGATTAGATCGCAATGAGGCTGGAAAGTTGGCCAAAGGCAAGATTCCATTGACATCGTGCTCCAGCTCAACATTATTGCGTACCGGAGCAAGTGACAGCAATTCCAAA